GGCCGCACCCGTCGATCCGGTGGCACCCGTCAGCCCGGTGGCCCCGGTCGCACCCGTGGCGCCAGTGCTTCCCGTAGCTCCCGTCGGCCCATTAGCCCCCGTCAGGGTCGAGATGGTCCCGGAGGAGTTCTTGCACTTGTACAGGTGGGCGGTGGCGTCGAACCAGCAGCGGCCAAAGCCAGCGGAGGGCGTGTCCGGAACCGGCGTTTCCTGTAGGATCGATCCCTGGTTGTATTGCGCGAGGATGCACAGCGCCGCCAGAGCGCACAAAGTCAGTACGAGAGCGAAACGTCGCATGGGGTGTTTCTCCTTAGACCAGATTGATGACCACGTAAGTCAGTGACCCTTGGGCCGCTTGCCCATACAGCACTGCGAGGTCAGTAGTGCCCGGCGTGAAGAACGCGAGCGGAACATCCGAGCCATCAGCCGTCGCGTTGGCCGAGAGCGTCACGGTCGTACCGACAACCGTGGAAACTGTCGTGTTGTCGGGAATGCCGGTGCCCACGACAACCTGCCCGGATACGATCCCGTCCGCCGACACCACCGTGACGTCCGGGCTCCCAATGGCCGTATCGCCCGCCACAGAGGCGGCCTGGTAGCCGGACAGCCCGGCGCGAATCGAGAACAGCGGCTCATCGGGATTCGGGCGCGCGGTGAGCGCGGCGCCATACAACTCGCTGAAGACCACGCTCTCACCGATACCGAGGCTGTTCAGGTAGCTGACGATCCCGGCGGCGATCGCCGCCTCGGTTGCTGTGGTGAACCCGGGCAGCGGATGAACGTCCAGGGCCACGTACACCGGCACATAGGCCAGAATGAAGAACCGAATCGGGGACGCAGCATTGTGGTTGTCAGGGTCGATGACCGTCACGGTCGTTGTTCCGTTCCGGTAACAGCCGATCCCGCTGTTCGCGTAAATCGCCTGGGCAATGTCCGCGGCGACACCGCCTTCCACGACGCAGGTGATCGAGTGCGGCGGTCCCACCTGGTCTCCGCCGCCGATCGAATACGCGACCCCGGTCTGCGTGCCGGCGGTCCCAGTGAGCACGAGCGCATCCGGGCCCGTCACCGAGTCGATGGTGTAGGCGACCCCATTGATCGTGATGGTCTGCTCAACGTTGGTGGCGTCGAACGGGTAGCCGTAGAGCAGCGCGACGTCGGTCCCGTCGGTGGTGACAGCGCCGAACCCGCAGGAGAACCCGTTCGGATTCTCGTACACCTTCCAGCGTGTGACGCCCAGGACTTCACCAATCGCCTGGGCCGTCCCCGCCACGAGAGACCGGGAAGGCTTCATCTGAGCCACCAGCAGGCGGGCGCGGTACTGCGAGTCCGGCTCCACCGCTTCGCCCGGGATGGCGTCGGCCGGGTTCGTGGCGCCTGTCCAGCCGGCCGTGGGGGTGGAGATCGTCCGGATCTCGCCCGGGTTGGCCGTGACGTCGCCGATGATCTTCGCGGTCGCGAGCACAGAGACCGTTCCAGAGGTTCCGATGCTGGCCGGCGATGCCAGGTCCCAGTAGCGGCCGTTCACGTCGCGCACGACTCCGCTGGTGACGGTCGTGCCCGGATCGCCGCTCAGCGTCACCATGGCGGTGGAATACGATGCTGCCTTGCGCGGCGTTCCGATGAGCTTCCCGATCAGGTCAAGGCTCCTGCCGATGGCCGTCTGCGGGTTGAAGGCCAGGTAGAGCGCCTGGATCGACTGCGCGAAGTTCTCCGCCTGGAGCGCCCGCACGGCCAGGTCCTGGTAGTCTGCGGCGTCGGGCGCGAGATAGGCAGCGTTGCCGAAGATCGCCCGGAACTGCCCGATGAGGTAGTTCAGAATCTCACTGAACGTGGGGATCTTCAGCCCGGATTCGCCGATTGAAGGAGGAGCGTATGCCATAGTTGGAATCCTGTGTTCAGTTCGCGATCGCCAGCGCGCCAAACTGCGTATCGACAATAGCCCGGAACGTGAAGGTGCGGCCCGCCGCTACGTGGGTCACCGCGAGCGAGTGAATCCCGGTCACGTAGGGCACGCCGAGAATGCGCTTCCGTAGGATCAGCGCCACGCCCTGGGTGGTGATAGGGTGCCCCAGTAACCGCTGAAACAGCGGCGTTCCCTCGAGCCGGTTCTCGAACCACTCGTTCTGCAAGAGGCGCAGCGTGGACGCAATGGTCTGCGCCACGGCGTCGATGTCGGTAAGGAAGTTCACCAGGCCGGCGCCGCGCATGGGGTCCCAGGTCTCGGGATCAAGCTTTCGAACTATGATTGTGGCCATCGCTACACCACCGAACCCGTCGACCCGCTCCCCGTCTGTACGCCAGCGTGCTTGTGGAGAAGGAACTGCTTCCCGTCGATCTTCGTCGCCGCGCCTATCGTTACGGCTTCGGCGTCCACCGTGACTGTTTCCGCGTTCACGTCTACCTCGTTCGCGTTGACGGTGACCGCCCCGGTCGCGTTGACCGTGACGGCCGGCGCGGTGATGGTGATCCCTTCCGGCGCCAGGTCGATGACCACCGTGCTCTCGTCGTTCCGAATCTGCGTCGAGGTGCGGGAGTAGTTCTCGAGGCCACGCGGGGCGGAGCGAATCCCAACGAACGCCACCCCATCGGAAAGGGTGTGCCGCCGCTGGTCGATCTGGCGGTTGTCCAGGTCGCCGTTCTGAAACCAAACGTCAAGCGGAGTGTCCGCGAACACCAGCATGCATTCGTCGCCAGGCTGAATCGGAAACGTTACGGTCCAACTTCCGCCGCCCCACAACTGCACCGGAACGTCGCAGAGTATGGGGAGTTGCTTCGACTCGGTTGCAATGGCGATCTGGTTTCCTTGACCGTGATTCCAGGTGCTCAGTTCGTTCGTGGCCACGAGAACCTTGACGGTCGCCGGTGGGCCCGGGTCGAAAGACTGAACGATCCCAGGCAACGCCACCCGCAACGATTGGAGCACCATCTCCATGAGCGACACAGGTCGGTGGATCGATGGCGTAACTCGCTGCTCAACAGTTAGGCCGAAGTTACCAGGCACGTTTCCTCACCACGATCCTGAGACGCCATACGAACCCCGAGATTGGTCATGGCTACTGGCTGTGTCACTCTTGGCGCCCAGGAATTCCGGGAAGAACCCCTTTGTCACGCCAGTGATTTCCGTGAACCAGTCATCCCCTTGCCCGCGGTTGTCGCCGAAGTGCCGAATTCCGATGACAACATAGACCCCGGCATCGTTCCGAGTTGGCCGATAGTTCTCTGGGTACACGAACTCAAATGGTTTGACGTTAGTCCCCGGAGCGATCTGCACGGTCTGCCCGATGTACACCTGGGAATCGAGCAATACGCGAAACACCACGCCGCACTGCGTTTGCTCTGGAGTGCCGATGATCGTCATTTTCACCAGGCCCTGGGTCGTTAGACCACCGCCCGTGTAGGCCCCTGGCTTATTCGGCGGCCCATAAGTCACCTCTGGAGCGCTGTCATCCTTGGCGAACGATCTGATATTCAGCCCCTGCGGCCCCAACCACGAAAACAGGTTGTGCTGCCGCAGGATGGGCTTGAGTTGGTCGAACGGACGCCCATGGAAGCTCTGCGCTCTCGGATACACCGTTGCGCTCAGCTTCGCCTGTGCCGCCTCGTCGATGCCGCCGTTCTGAATCGGGATCTCGCGTTCCGACTTCTTGCAGATCGCCTTGATGGTGTCCAGTGCGGAGGTTTGTTTCGCCTGGGTGATGCTGCACAGATTGAGGGTGTCCTCCAGCAGGCCAGTTATCAGGCGCAACTTCAAGGTGTAGTCCACAACGCTCTCTCGCGTCCACACGGGCTGCAAGACCTGGCCGGAAAAGATCAGGTTCGCCTCGGCGTCGAAGCCAGAATCGTACCCGGCGCTCAGGGTCAGCGCGGCGCCCATCTCCATTGGGGTTCTCCCGCTCAGAGCGTCGGGAGCTATCATCAAGACCGTCTCTTGGGACAGGTTGTATATCGTCACGGCCGCTTGCCAGCAGAAGACGTTCACCATCATGTTCACGTTGAAGATGACGTGCAGCGGCTCCTCGCCCTTGCCCACCAGGGACCTCACGGTCAGGCGTGGCCCGGTGGCGGGGTAAATCGAAATGTCCCAAGCGCGGCCGAAATATGCAAGTGCCATGAGTCACGCTGCCAGCGAGTACCCCGGGGTGTCGTCCCAAATCAGTACGAAATCGGTCCCCAGGCCGGTGTCGTCCGGCCAGTCCCGGGCGGCGCCGCTCTGGTTGATGACGAAGGCCGAGCCGATCCCGAGGTGCGCATAGGGCGCGAGGATGTTGGCGGCCGGCCAGGACCCGGTTATCAGAGGCACGGACGCCACCAGCAGGTTGTCGGTCTGGTCCGAAATGTCGAGCACCCAGAAGCCCCCCTGGGTGTTGTAGTAGAGCCGCAGGTTGAGCGTGAGAGATCCGCCGTTGACGTTCAACGCCACCCGGAGGCGCTGGTTGGGCGCATTCGTCAGGTCAACGATTTGGCTCATGAGAACAGGCTCGTTGCGGCGGCGGCGCTCGAACTGCTCCACGTTCCCGCGCCGGGGATACTGGAGGCGATCGGTTGCAGCGCGCTGCCCGCCTCGCTGATCGCTGACGACATCGAATTCTGCGACTGGATGTTGGCCGGCACGGGCGCTGTCGGCACTTGCCCGCCCATGGTCTCACCGGTCGTCTGCGGCAACTCGGAATCCGCGGCGGGGAAGCTCATGCTCGAGGACGTAGCCTCTACCGATGCGGTTAAAATTTCCGTGAAGGTTACAATTGCCTTGAGGCCGTATCGACTCTTTTCGCTCTCTTCGGCGTGCACCTCCGAGATGAGCATCTTATCGTACTGACGCAGGCGAGTGGCCACCTGGAGCACCTGGCGGGCCTTCTGCAGCGCCACCAGCGTCTGATAGGCCGACACGCTTTTCGACGGGCCATCCGCCCACTGGCGCACGTCATAGGACTGCATGGCGTCGCTCTGGGAGATCTCGAGCACCAGCCGGGCCGGGACGATGTAGGCGTGGTCCGAAATCGCCGCGCCGGTCTGCACCGGGTTCAACGTGACGACCGAACGCTGCTCGTGTGATGCGCGAATAACGCCGTCGAACACGTAGACGGTCTGGTTGCCCTTTGCATCCGCCACAGAGACCGTGAACATCGCGGCATGAATCCACTGGGGCGGGCGCCATGTGCTAGCCACGCCAAGCTGGGCGATCTCGCTGGTCCGGGTGGAGGAATAGATCCGGCTGAGCGCAGAGAACACCTGCGAACTGATCGGCGTAACCCGCGTGAGCAGCGAGCCGACGTGCGATGTAACCGAAGGTGGGATAACCGAG